AACTACAGAAGGCTTGCTCATGCCACACCGCCAATCTTGTTGATGATCTCGCCAAGGTCTGGCGCTTCCCAAGTTCCCAGCTTGCCTGACCGATCCTTGGCAAGCCACAACCCGTCGCTGTCGCACATCAGGGCGCGTTGCGTACCGCCCTCGGCATCCTTCTCGACACGCAGCGCCAGCACTTCATCCACCAAATATGGAATTTGTTGGGCTAACTTGTTGCCGGGCATAGACGGGCTGTAAAGCATACGGCCAGCCTCATCTTGAGACTTTTCACACTTGGCTGAAAAGTAGATGTGCTTACCTTGAAGGTCACGAAAAGCGCGCATGATTTCCAAAACTTGGACTTGCATTTCACCGTAAGCAGCTCGTCCATCTTTGTTATGGCGCTTTTCGTGCGCCAGCACAACTTCTGCAATCTCACTAATTGAATCAATCGCAATGGATGCAAAATCTTTTGCTTCTGCGCTTTCAGCGGTAAAACGGTATGCCTCCATCAAAGATTCGTAATCCGTCACTTCAATGTAAGGAATGTCTGCGTCTTTGATTGACAACAAACCAGATTCTGCGCTGATAACCAGCGGACTTGGCAATGTTGGAATCAATGAAGTTTTACCTGATCCACTAGCACCGTATACAACCATACGTACACCATTGTTATGAATGCCTCCGGTTCGTTTCAAATTAATTGCCATTTTTTTTGCTCCTTGCAAGTTTGGTTGCTGAAATTTTTGCCTTAGTTTCTTCGGACAAAACACGCCGTCTGTTAGCCTCAGAAATTTTTAATCTACCTTCTTGGCAAATCGTCACACCAATCTGTCTTGCATGTGCTTTTTCTTTTGCTTCTTTTGAATGAGGCGTTTTTTTCTTACCTTTGTGCGCCGCTGCAATCTTCGCTTTGTGTTCTTCAGATTTTGGTTGTCCCTTTCCAATCGGCCCAGGCAATCCACCTTCTTCAAGGTTTGTCAACTTAATTCCAAGATCACGAAAACATGAAATCAAAAATCGCTCATGCTCTAAAGCATCATGCTCGGATGCCCAATGTGCCAAGATTTCCACCTTAAACCCAGCTTTGTCAGCTATGTGACTCCACCAACGGTTTCTGCCATTCCGAACATGCGATCTTCGGCCGCTTCCTTTACCTATATAAAAAGGCTTGTTATCGTCAAGCCTTCTGTGTAGATATGTATAAAAAATCATATCGCTCCTTCTCTGGTTGCACACCAGTCGGACAATCACGGTCGGTGTGTGCTTGCAGTGTAGCACAGGTTCATGGTACAGTGTCAACAACTTTATGACGAAAGATGAAAATAAATGGCAGACCTCTCAAATATCCTCGGTGGCCCTTGGTCGCCGCCCCCTCAAAAGCACGTTGATGCACCTGACATCCAACTCAAAGACGCCATGCTTGGCGCAGGTCTGAAGCCACCTGATGTGATCTACCTTGACGGCAAGTTGCACCGCTTCAACAGTGGCACCAAGGGCGAGAAAGGCCACGACAAGCCTGGTTGGTATGTGGTTTTTTCTGATGGCGTACCGGCTGGTCGCTTTGGCTGCTGGCGCTCTGGCTTTGAATCCAGTTGGAAAGCAGACATTGGCCGCAGCCTGACGCCGGTGGAGGAAATGGCTCAGTCTCGCCGCTTGGCAGAGGCCAAGACCCAGCGTGATGCCGAGGTAAAAAAGGCGCGGGAGGTTGCCGCCAATACCGTTGACTTGATCTGGTCGCAGGCCGGAGCAGCAAGCCCAGAGCATCCATACCTGCAGCGCAAGGGAATTAAGACGCATGGCGCACGAATAACGGGTGACGGTAGGCTGATGGTGCCACTGTACAACTCGGACGGCGAACTCTCCAGCATCCAATATATTGACCATACCGGCGGCAAGCTGTACCACCCTGGTGGACAGACCGGCTCGATGTTCTGGCTGGTCGGTAGCATGGATGACGCCACCACACTCTACATTGCCGAGGGCTTTGCAACAGCCGCCACCATTGCGGAAGTCACAGGCCAGCCCTGCGCGGTGGCTTACAGCGCCAGCAACCTTGTGCCGGTGACGGGCATCTTAAAGGAAGGCCATCCGACGCTGGACATTTGCATAGTGGCCGACCATGACGCAAGTGGAGTGGGGCAGCGCTACGCCGAGCAGGCCAGTGCCAAGTATGGGGTACGCATGACAACACCGCCCGTCCTCGGTGACGCCAATGATTATGTGCAAGCGGGGCATGATTTGGCCTTGTTGCTCAAGCCGCCTACACCAGTGACAGACTACCTTATTCATGCCGACGGCTTTTCAGCGCAGCCTGCGCCTATTTCGTGGCTTGTGAAGCACTGGATACAAGATAAGGCTTTGGTCATGGTGCATGGCCCCAGCGGTGGCGGTAAGACTTTCGTGACGCTGGATTGGATGCTGCACATTGCCAGTGGCAAAGCCACTTGGTTCGGCCACAAGGTTAGACCCGGCAACATGGTTTACCTTGCTGGTGAAGGTCATCACGGCCTGCGCTCACGGATTGCAGCCTGGAAGCACCACAACAGCGTCAGCAATCTGAATATGTGGGTCAGCAAGTCTGGGCTTGACCTGAATACACCAGAAGGCTACCTAAAGGTGGTCGAGGCCATTCGGGCGCTCAAGATCAAGCCGGATGTGATTACGGTGGACACCCTGCACCGCTTCATGTCCGGTGACGAAAACTCAGCCCAAGACGCCAAGACTATGCTGGACGCCTGCGCTGCACTCATGCAGGAGTTTGGCTGCACCGTTATTCTGGTTCACCATACGGGCGTGTCAGAGGAGGCCCAGCACCGGGCGCGTGGCTCATCTGCATGGCGTGGAGCCTTGGACATTGAGATCAGCGTCATACCCGCCAAGGGTGACAAGTCCATTGAGATTGTGCAGCGTAAGAGCAAAGACGCCGAGATGGCAGCGCCGGTCTATGTTGACCTAGAGTCGGTAGCAATCCCTGGCTGGTTTGATGAAGATGGTGAGGCCGTTTCCAGCGCCGTGGTCATCAAGGGTGAAGTGCCGGAAACCAAGCAGAAAGATAAGTCGCTTGGGTTTGCGGATTTTGAGAAGGCCTGGTGGTCTTCAGGCGCAGAGGAACGAGGCGGCGCACCCTACCTTACTAAGTCAGTGATGCGCGAGTACGCCGTTGCCAACGGCATATCAAACTTTCCCGGCTCAAAAGCAGATGGCTCACGCCGAAACTTGATTGATGGCAAAGACGCTCGGTACATCAATAATTTGATAGATGCCAAGCTGATTGAAGTCCATGAAAACGGCTGGATTGTGATTGATCCCGGTACAGCAAGCGGAATGATGTTGAAGAAGTGATTGTTATGTGCTAAACTTCTTGACATGAACAGACTAACCCAACTCAAAGCTAAGTTGAGGGCTGCACAGGCCGAACTTGCAATCCGCACCCGGACGCATAACAGCGCGTCACGGGCTTACAACAAGGTGACTGCCCACATCACCGAACTGGAGAAAAAAATTGCTGACTTGGAGAACCTTCCAAAGCAACCTGCCCAACTACAGTGAAGCCGATCTATTGGTTTTGCTGGACGAGGAACGACTAAAGCACCGTAGAGTGTCCATGCTGGAGCGCATTCACCAGCGCTACTGCACTATGAGAGCCAACCGGGAACGGTTGGAGATTTTGAAAGAAGGAAAAAAACCATGACTATTACGCAACAACTTAAACGGATCATCAGACGCCTTACCCCTGTGGAGATGGCAGCAACAGAGTTGGCAGAGGCTGAACTGCACCGCCTGGAAGCACACAGTGCGGTGGAGTACGCCACCAGTGTGGTCAGCTATGAGGACGCCAGGATTAAACGCCTGCGCAAGTTCTTGGCAGATGCGGAGAAAGTATGAACATCTGGCCTTTCCCTACCCAGCTACCCCCAGCAGTGCCAATGGGCAAACTGCCGTTTAACCCTGCAAATTACGAAGAGAGTCCGCTATGAGCATCCTAGACGAAATCAAAGTCAACAGAACTCCAACGCACATGGGTCAAGTCCGTGCGCTTCCTCGGCACCAAATGGTTGCTGCATCCAGAGAATACCGTGAGGAAATCGAAATGAAATACACAACATCACCTTGGGTCAGTAGGGGCGCGTCAATACGCCCAGCAAAAGGCCCCGGCAGTTCAGGTGGGTACAAGCCCTTGGCATCAGCGCAGCACGACAAGCGCCTGCCAGATAACCGCATCGCAAACGCAAGGATGATTGCCGCTGCCCCTGAACTGTACGAAGCCCTTGCATGGCTGATGCGACAAGTACCTGAGCCAAGCCTTCAGGGTGAGTACACAACGGGCTACCTTGCCTGCAAGGTTGCACTGCACAAAGCTATAAACGGAGAAGGAGCATGAGCATACTAGAAGAGATTAAAGTCAACCGCACACCGACTCACATGGTGCGTACCCCGAGCCTAACCTTGAGCCGGGAAGCTCGGCAAAGCATGGGCAAGTACGTCGAGCGCGAGAAGCTGGCTGGCGAGGTCAAGGCACCGGAGAACGACCTGTGGCAGCGAGGTCACTACAAGACAGGCGATGGCGACTACACCGCCCAAGTGCCACGCGAGGGTAGCCTTGTGGCGTTCAGCTTGCCGAGCCGGGGGAACCGGACATGAGTACCACAGGAGGCCCAGCGTTTCCGGGCTTGCACCCATCCAAAGAATGTCACTTTCAAGACTCAGGCATGACCCTGCGCGATTACTTCGCGGCGAAGGCGATGCAGGGTATTTATGCTTGTCCTGACCACGTAACTGAGCCTGACGGAAGTGGTGGCCCTGATCCTTTAACCGATAGCGACATTGCCCGACTGGCCTACGCAATGGCAGACGCAATGCTTCACGCACGGGAGGTAAAGTGATTACACAACCAGAAGCCTTGAAGTTGGCGGATGAAAAGCGTAGCACTATGCCACTTAGCGTACTTATGTTATGGGCAAACGATGCCGTCGACGAACTGCGCCGTTTGCATGAGAGCAATCAAGAACTGCTGGCGCTTTTGAAAGAGTGCATTCATTTTGTTGAGTACGACCCCGGAAATGTCATTGGCAAAAAAGCCCGTGCTGCAATAGCTAAAGGAGAAGCCAAATGAAAGACGATGAAGTAGAAGACCTGTTCGCTTGGGGCTGGGGTGACACTGCCGTTGCCATCGCGGTCGTGTGCGTAATTCTGGTGATTGGCTTTGTTGTGGGGTATGTGATATGACCAAAGATGACATCATTCTCATGGCGCGGGAGGCAGGGTTTGAAAGGGTGGTTGCTATCCACCCAGACGGCTCTAAGACCGTAACTGTTGCGCCAGTCCTAGAACTTGAAGCCTTTGCCGCCCTTGTTGCCGAGCATGAGCGTGAGGCTTGCGCGAAGGTGGCAGAACAATTTGAGCCTGACGAAAAGACTAGCTATGTAATGTATGCAAGCAAAGCCATCAGAGCAAGGGGAAACACATGAGCCGACTACTACACGCTGCCGCCCGTGGGGGGAGGATACAGGTGCGCTGGTATGACTCTTTGCAGTGGCAAACAAGCGCCCAACTGGTTTTTGAAGACACTATGCGCCGCTACCGCATCCACCCGGCAGATGAGCATCTCCAATACGGCCCGATCAGCACGGCACTGCGGGAGATGGCTTTTGATTTCTGGCAGGGTAAGCCTGACTATTCATGGTTTTTTTTAATCTTGGCCGAAGCACTGGCCGATGAGGGGGTGTGATGACCGACAGAGAACTACTGGAACTTGCGGCTAAAGCTGCGGGGGTTGAATCGCTGTGGTGGACTAAAGACGGCAACAAGTTATTCCAGCGCAACGGTGGCGAGCAAAAAC